AACCCAAATCTTATCATAAAAAATGGTGGAGAAAACATTACTGCTTATGATATGGTCAATCCAAGAAAAGTAGCAAGAGACCATATGAAAAATGCGAATCTATACAAAGAGAACATTTCTATTGTTATTGGATTCGGTCTTGGATATCTCGTAAAAGAAATGTTAAACAAAACTGAAAAGGGTCATAAAATACTTGTTGTAGAACCGGTTGGTCATATGATTCGCCTTGCCCTAAATACTCATGACTTCTCCAAAGCAATTAAAGATACTTCATTAATAATATTAAAAGACAAAGATGATCTCGTATTCGCATTGCATTTTTTATCAAGTCAGGGCGTAGTAAGCGATTGGTCAATAACAATTAATAAGTACACACAACACAAACCAGAAGAATATGGAAAGCTATCTATCGCCGCTTCTGAAATATTAAATCAAGTTCTTTGTAATACCGCTACAATTGCAGGAAATGCCGGGGCTATAATTGCAGATAACGATATTGCTTGTCTTCCATATGTTATTAGACATCGTGGAGTAAACGAAATACGAGATTTATATAAAGACAAACCAGCTATCCTCGTTAGCACAGGACCGTCTCTCGCAAAAAACATACATAACCTTATGGGTTTAGAAAATAAAGCCGTTATTATAGCCGTTGGACAGGCTCTACGGGTGCTTCTTGCCTATGGAATTACTCCCGACTTCATTTGTTCTGTTGATTTCGGAGAAGTTAATATTGGTCACTTTAATGGCATGATGGATTCCGGTGTTCCACTTGTTACAATTAATAGAACATATGCTCCTCTACTTCAAAAATGGCAAGGGCCGAAATTTATTGCTGCAACTCCTGTTCCCGGATTTGAAGAAATGGCAACTGGAATATTAACAAACAAAGGTTATGTTGATGCCGGTGGAAGTGTTGCCCATTTATGCTTCGGTCTTGCAAAGGCTTTAGGATGCAATCCAATTACCTTTACTGGTCAGGATCTTGCCCTTGGAGAAACATCCCACATTCCACTTGCTGATGCTGCCGGTGAAGTTAAAATAAATGAACACGGAGCAATCGATTGGAAAGTAAAGGATCAAAGATGTAGTCTTTACGATAGAAAATCAATAGGAATGGGAACTGTAAATTTTGTTCCCGGTTACTTCGGAAAACCGGTTCCTACGAATATGGGATTGGCGTCTTTCATAACTTCTTTTGAAGCAATCATAAGCGATTATAAAAAGAGCAATGAAGATGCAATCGTTTTAAATGCAACAGAAGGTGGGGCATGGATAGAAGGTGCCAAACCAATGCTATTGAAAGAAGTAATAAAAAAATATCATAAAAAGAAAATTGATAAAACAAAGGTAAAAAAACTACTTTCATTAGCAGACGATGGTAATGAACTTATTTCAAAAGTAATTCCATTACTCCAAAATGATATTGACAATCTAAATAAAATTATTACTAACAGTAGAAAGGGCATGGCTATTTGCTCCGGTATAAAAAAATTAATGAATCGACCGGAATACGAAAACTTATTTTCAAAAGAAATCGAAAATCAATTCAAAAAACTTTTTCAGGAATGTCAAAAAGATACGGGGCCAGATAGATCTCCAACGTTAATCTTCTTCGATGCATTACTTGAAAATGTAAAAGGCAAAGAACTTAAAACTCTTATAGTTTTATCGGAAAAAAACTATAGGTTCTCCGAACTGGCTCATGGAAGTTCTTTATTAAACCCGCTGGTAAATGTTGCTATCTATGGGGCTACACGCCAGATACAAATGCGAGAAGTAAAAGGAGACCAATCAATAGAGGCATTTCTGAAAGATAAAGAAAATGCCTTTGCGAGAATGAAAAGAAACGTTATAATATTAAATGCCGCAAAGGGCGCAGCAAAATCATTAAAAAAATCATATAAGAAAACATTAAAACTTCTTAAAAAATATGACGAAACAAAAGACAATTCACTTCTTGTAAATATGGAACTGGAACCAATCAATCTTGATGATGCAGAAACTTATTTTGAAGCCGGTAATTGGGCACATCCCCTTCTGGACGCAAGTAAAATAATAAAAAATAATCAAAGAGATCGAGAAGCCAATGTAATATTAAAAGATGCATTGGAAGAAAGAGCGAAAACAGTTAACAAGGCGAGGAAAAGAGAAGAAAAAGAATCAGAAAACGAAAGTAAATTACTTCGGTATAATGAATTGATTTCTGAAAGCAGGAAAGCTGGAACCGAAGAAAGATTCAAAGAGGCATTGGATCTTTTAAGAAAAGCAGTCAAATTACTCCCTGAAGAAACAGCAGCCCAATGGGGATTGGCTTCTGCCTTGCACCACTTAAAATTGTACAGGCAATCATTAGTGAAATATCAAAGGCTCGTTAAAAGGTTTCCAGAAAATCATCGCTTCCGTTTTGAATATGGTCAGGTACTTTTGGTCAGCCAAAATATTGATGAAGGAATAAAAGAAATTAAAAAGGTAATGTCGCAAACAGAAGAATTCGATAGTTTCCTTTCACGTCTTGGGGAAATATATGAACAAGCAAAAATGTTTGACGATGCTATTATTGCCTATACTTCTTATTTAAAAAAGTTCCCGCACGATCATGTTATTTGGAAACGAAAGGGTGATTGTTATCGGAAGGAAAATAAACCGAAAAAGGCAAAGATCTGTTACAAGCAAGCCAAAAAAATATCAGGACTTGGAATTAAAATTTAAAGGAGCTAAATAAATGAAAAAGTATTCAGAAGATATTATGGGACAACCGTGTATCCGGGGATTAAAACAATTTGAAGATACCGGTTGTCCCGGCCCTTGGGATGAAAAGAGTAAAACCGGTTGCCCTGCTTGTATTGAGGGAGACTTTGAGGAATTACAAGACGGAAATAAATCAAAAAAAACCATGAGAACCTGTATTGATATGTGGGCATTCTATTTTAATTTCTGGCAACAAAGTAGACTGTCAGGAATTCAAAATGCGGTTATCTCCTTGCGAAATTCTACATGTGAGCCAAATCCAAACGATCCTCTTAATGATAATTCAGCAAGACCCAAAGCCCCGGCTGAAACGGCTTTAATGGCACAAGCATTAAATAAGGTTGTTGAATTGGTAGTAAAGGGGAATACACTAAGTACAAAGCTTCAACTTGAAAAAATGGCCTCGAAGATCGAAGCAATCGAGGCCACTCAGTCAAAACAGATTGAACATAAAGAAGATTAAGTCTTTGTTGCAATAATTATTTCAATATAATAAGGGGCAGTATTGTCATTGATAGTATGAGTATGTGCTGAACCGCCTGATGTCGCTCCGTGACTATGAGAATCATCACTAAGCCCATCTGTTGTTCCATCTTCACTTGTATAAGATGAACCGGCAGCGGCAATGTTTTTAACTGCTGCATCATATGACGGTCTTGAAACATTACTATAATAAACTTCATGTGTATGCTTCGGAAGTTCAGCTTTTGTTAATACATGACCCCCACCTGTATGCGTATGCAAAGATTCATTTGCAGCCGTATGGGTATGTGCTGCTTTTGCATCAACCGCACCACCGGCTGCAATTGCTCCTGCCTGTGAATAAACAAGTTGAGAACCATCCTGAAGTGCTGCGTCCCTTGTCCATCCGGTTGGAGGAAGAGTATTTACAAAAACCATTTTGGTATCAACAGGAAAAGCCAATGATTGAATTGCCGCCCACAATTGATCTCTTGTCTCTGTTGCTGCCGTTTTAAGAATAAGGCCAGAACCTTCTATTACGTTACAAATTTCTTCTTGAACAGCATTAAGCCAATCCTCCTCAACAACAGTCCCCGGAGGCCCGTTCTCAAACAAATTGGCGGCATTATTTACTCCTTCTGTTCTATGCATAATTTACCTCCTTTTAGTTGGCAACAATTCCCCACCCATAAGAAGGATCAAATCTCCAAATATTTGTCGCTGCAACTAAACCAGTACTTTGCTCCGGCTCAATAAAGCCAAGAACGATACAGCTTGTCATTGAATCTGTTGTAATGCTTCCCGGAGCCCCTTCTACAGCGGTACTTGCCAGATAAACAGGGAACCCAATTCTTCCTTCAAAACTTGCGCTCATATCAGAAATATAAACAAGACCACGACGAAGAACAGTACCAAAAGTGCTTGTTGCATAACTGTCACAAGCAACCCCAAGAGTCAAAGGCTTGTCTGAAACAACAGAACCAATTACTCCACTTGCCAATACCCATTGTCCAGAAGCCCCTCTTGTCAAAATGTTTCCAAATGAAACGGCTTCAGAAATCAATTGGGAATAATCCATCCACCCCCGAACATCTCCATCTGCACTTACTTGTGCGGAATCAGGATCTTTCCAAAAGTCGCCAACATAAGCAAATTCTTCTTCCATTACCGTCACCAGAAAATCACGCAAGTCTTGACATGAAACTTGTCCAGTAACATTGTCTGCCAATAAAGCAATTAAAGCCGCTCTTGTTCGTGCTGTATCTGCCATAATACTTTCCTCCTATTTTAACTGTTAACTATTCGGGTCTATCAAACCCATCACCAAAAGCGGTAAATTCAAATCCGCCACCATATCGAACATCGAAAGACACATCGAAACAACGGCCAAAACCACCCTCAAGATGCGAATCCGATGGTAAAGAAGCAAAACATGGGCCAAACCCCCTATCAAATTCTGGCCCCTCAATAATGACTTGAAGCGTTGTATGAGCAGGTTTATATCTTTGAAGAACACAATTCAAAAGTTCAATGCCGGGAGCATATATTAATGGATCGCCACTTTCACTTCCTCCAGATCGAAAGTAAATCCATTCATCTCCATACTCCATGTTGACTTGCCACTTAAAAGTATCTGCGGCAAACTCAGTTATCGTAACAGTATATCCAAAGGTTGCCATTAAATCAATATAATACTGTTTGTCTTGTCTTCCTATTGCTGTTAACTTCGCATGAACAATACTCCTCCTTTGTTGTAATGTTTCTGCCAATTCAGAACATTCATCTGGTATTCCAAGATCGATTTCATGATCTGTTATTAATTCCGTAGTATAACGAGTATCCCTTTCTGTTAGTAAATCATTTGCTCTTGACTCCACACGAGCAAATTCATCTGCCAATCCCTTTAAAAAACTTGCAAGAATAGAATCTTCATCCAGATTCCATGCTTTCCCTCTTGGGAGCAAGGATTGGAATAATCTAAAATAATCCGTTGCATTTTTCATATAATCATCCGTTGATTAATAATCGTTAAATGTAACTGTTCCGAGAACATGAACTTGCGTATTTGTTGCCGTTGAATCTAAAATAGGACTTGTTAAAACGTGTCTTACTTCTCCGATACTTTGACTTATTGCCTCATTAATATTTGAAAGATAAACAGTTTCGCCGGGGCCACCATCACGAAGTAATAGATCCTCTAAATTCTCTTCAATCGAATCTTGAACAGCAGACGTATTAGGAGAAAGAGTGATTACAAAGTTTACAGCCAACTCGGTAATCGTAATGACTTCAAGCCCCGGTTCTGCAGTTACAGGAATACCAACGGTTTCGCCAGTATAAGGATCCTCATGCTCAATTATATACGCTTCTACAATTGCCCTTTCAGCAAGACTTGGAACAATACTTCCAGAATCATCGTCTCGAACAAATGCAACACCAACAGTTCCAACACCATTATATTGAGGGAAGCACCATGCTCTTGTAACCCCTGCGACTTCTTTTGCCCAAGTAATATAATCAAAATCAGCACCACCATGAGGCGGCTGTCTTTTTCTTGCCAATACTCTTTCTCTTAATGATGAATCTATTTCCTTATCGGTACCACCAGAAATACCATCGGCATCTACAGTTACAGAAGTATTTACTCCAGCAATAGGACTTACAAATGTTAACGTTATCCCTGCATCATCATTAGCATCTTCTCCTCCAATTCCAGCAGTAAAAGCAAGTGTCCCCGCTCCAGCAACAAGAGTAACATCTGCATCAGTAGTATATGTATATCCGTTTGTAGAAACAAGTTCAGAACCTTCTGGAATTAATATTCCTGTTGTTCCTATTATCGCCCCAGATCCAACTGCAAATTCTGCCGCTTTTCTAACAACACCATATTCAGAAGCAATCGCATCTAACCCCGCACTATCTGAAGTTGTCGCAAAAAGTTGTTTTGACATATAATCTAAATATTCATATAAAAGATGAACGACACCAGCAACAATGCGAGCGATTACTCCAAGGACAGACCGACGAAGTAAAGAACTTGCCCCTTCAATCCTTGTTTGAAAATCAGATAAAATCCGATCTATAATAGTTTGTAATGACGAACGGCTAAAAGGCATTTGTCTCCTCCAATAAAATTAATAAGATGATTGAGATTTCCATTGCAATTCATATTTAAACGTTTTTACATTGTCATACTGCTGATAAATTTCAACAAGCAAAGCAAGAATATCATTTCCAACGATTCCAATTCGATCCACAGTAATATTAATTTTTACAGCAACTCCATCATCAAGCATCCATTTTAGGGCTTCTTCGGCATATATCTTTGCTTTCGCAAGAACTATTTCTTCTGTTTTCTCCCTACTTAATAACCATAATCGTGAACCGATTTGATCTCCTTCTACTTCTGGCCTTGCAAGATCTCCCCACCATCCACGGAGATCAATATTATTTACATCCGGTAAAATATCGTCTTCATTTGCCCGACGATCTGAAAAAAGACTTATGATAACTGCTGTTTCAAGTCCTTCATCAGTTGACAAATCATTTGTATCCGATATTTCTTGTCTTCCGAGATGGACAAGCTCAAGCGAAAAATCATCAAGAATAAAGAAACTAACAGGGACAACATATTCAAATTTAATTTTAAGCCCGTATGCATCAACAGGACAAACAAAATTGTTTATCTCGTGAGTTCCATTTTCATAAGCAACATAAGTACTATGAGGAGTAATTGGGTTATCATTTATATCGGTAAATAAAATATGAGCAGATTCTCCAACCCCCAATTCGGAAAGCACAAAAGATAAATTGTATACTGCATTTTTAATTAAAGAAACTGATTTATATACTTCAGCATCCCAAAAAGTATAAAGACTTAATTTATATTCTGGCCCGGTAATAGGATCGAAAGAAGGATAGAATCTTTTCCCATCTATATCCCAATCGAAAATAGAATATTCATCAACAACAATATTTTTTAGATAAAATTTATCATTCCCGCCTAAATCTTGAAATGTAATTACGCCTCCATCCGATGCATAAAATTTTAGAACATTTCCCCCATAGAACCAATATTCAGCATCGGTAGCAACACCCAAGACAGAAAAATCAGATCCTCCAGAATTGTATCTAATTCCATCAATATTACTTTGTCCTACCGGAATATAATATCTAAAACTTATTTTATATAACCTTCCATACGTTGTTGACCCAAGTTGCTTGTATGCAAAATGAGCACCATTTACATCATTGCAAGTATATTCTAACCAATTATCTTCTCCTGCAATAGTTACCGG